ATCGCCCACGAGCGTGCTTTGGCAAAGGCTGAGACATGATCGGCTTACCAAATCCAAAGTTCATCCTGGCGGCGGTTCTGGCCTGTGGATTGACCTATATGTATGGGCATCACAAAGGCTGGTGGCAGCGTGATGCCGAGATGCAACTGGAGATTGCCCGCAAGAATGCGGAAGCCAGGGAAACTGAACAGAAACTTACAGAGCAAATCAATGCCAATTCCAAGGCATTACTGGAGGCCAACAATGCGATCACTGAAAAACAAGGCGCTCTTGACAGGGCTATTCGTGCTGGCAGGGTGCGCCTCCCCTCCGCAAGTTGCGTACAAGCCACCCCAAGTACCACCCCTGCCGCCGGAGATAGGGACGAAACGCCAAGCGAATCTGAGCGACAGACTCTTGCAGCTATTGCAGCAATCGCCGCAGAAGGGGACAGAGCCATCGTCCAACTCAACGCCTGTATCGACGCATACCAAGCAGTAAGGGAGCAATTAAATGGCAGTAACCGCTGAGCAATTAAAGAAGCTGCACATTGGGGCAGAGTGGGTTGATGCGCTGAACCAGACTTTCGACAGGTTCGGGATTGCCTCTGTGTTGCAACAGGCTGCTTTCCTTGGGCAGTGCGGGCACGAGTGTGGCAACTTCAAAATCCTAGAAGAAAACCTAAATTACAGGGCTGAGACTCTGATGAAGCTGTGGCCCAAGAGATTCCCGAGTAAAGAGATTGCCGACCAGTACGCCCGTCAACCTCGCAAGATTGCCAACAAGGTGTACGCAGATCGTATGGGGAACAGAGATGAAGCGTCTGGCGATGGCTTTCGTTTTCGGGGTCGCGGTTGCATCCAGCTTACTGGACACGCAAACTACTTTCACGCTAGCAAGGCACTTGGCGTGGATTTCGTGGCTAATCCTGACCTTGTTGCTACTCCACAATATGCGGCGCTGACTGCTGGTTGGTTCTGGTCAACGCATGATTGCAACAGACTGGCTCAAGCATCCGAGTGGACAGCCCTGACCAAGAAGATCAATGGCGGCACAATCGGATTGCAAGAGCGCATTCTGCACACAAATCAGGCTGTCTCTGTGCTTTCTGGAAGCTGAGCACCAAGGCGTTTTAGTCTGGCCTGGTAGTCTGCCAGGAGCCTTGCCTTGTCTGTAACTTCTATCTTGTCAACCACAGACTCATTGGCTTCTTTGAGCTCGCGCAGTTTGGTCATTTTTGTGCGCGTTTCCAGTTTGCTTTTCTCGACCTTCTCTCTAACCTCAATCATCCCGTCCATGTAGCTCTTGCTGTCTGAATAGGATATTGGTTCCTTGCCTGGAATCTGCATCAAGAATGTTTGCCCAGTCTTGGCTGGCGCTTTCATGCTATCAAGCGGATTGGAGCCTTGTCGTGCTTTGCTGGCGGCATTGCCATCGTCGTCTTCTGGCGCGATGCCACAGGCTGACATCAGGCTATACCGACGAGCATAGGTCAAGGCGCTGCCAAAGCCCTGCGGGTCTGCTTTGCTGGCTGGAACAAACAACTGTCCACAGTCCAGAACCTCGCCGGATTCATGGACAAACAGGGTTTCAACCACCACCCCATCTGGGTGGGGATGGTTCTTCTGAACCAGGGCGATACCGTTACTGTTGAGCCCATCAATCACAGCCTCGACGCACGCTGACAAGTCAGCATAGCGGCTGCGAAAGTGCGGATTGGTGGAAGTCTTCAGGGCTGGGCCAAAGGCCATCTGTGCCTTAACCAAGGCTGCTGCAATCTCTTTCATTTCATCTTTCTCCTTATGGAATCCAGGTGTTTTTGCTTCGCAATCTTCATAATTTCAGATCGAATCTCTGTGTGCATTCCAGACATTTCTTCGTCTGTCAGAGGGATTTCAATGCTTGTAAAGTGGTGGTCTTTGGTACACCCGTAGCGTCTACGACGAGAGCCATCCTCGCGCTCACGGCTTTCCTCTACTTTGGTGAACCCACCGCAAATGATGCACTTCATAATTCTTTGATTGTGAGGGTTGACTGGCGCACAGAGTAAGCCTCTTTCGCAGGAGTAATCTTCTCTGGCTGTGCTTTGTAGTGACGCATGGGCCACTTGATCTGGAACTTACCAGCTTTGGCGCTAGAAAAGTCCTGCATTCTGATTTTAATTTTTGTCTCGCAAATCTTGACATATTCCTCAAGATCGCTGATAGCGCCTTTTGACTTGATGATTTCATTGGCAAGTATTTCTATGTCCTCGCCGAGGTCAATCTCCTGGTCATTGGCTGCTGGATATACACGGTCAGCGTCTTTGCTGTCCTGTGGCAGGTAGAAGTCAATCTCTCCAGTCTGCCGGAAGTGCTCTAGTCTACGCTCGAAATCTTCTGCGAGCTCTGCGATGCTGTCTTGTGTGGCTTGGTGTGGCTGGAACAGGAAGATGCGTAGCTCAATCCCGTTGTACAGCGTGCCGATTGCAGCCCACTTGTAACCAGTACACATCATCACACCCTGCACCTGGATTGGCCCACGGTACAGAGGTAGCTCGTCTTCTGGAATACTCTTGGTCAACTTAGATTCCAGTACGCCTGGGCCTTCAAGCAAAATGCTATTAGCGCCTACTACAAAGATGCCTTTATCTGGCGCGTGCTCAATGATTAATCCAGGTTCAGGCGTGGCAATGGCATCAGCACTAGCTGCAAGTGGCAGGGTCTTATGCTGGAATGCCTTATCTGGCATGATGTATTCTTTGATTCCGAGGCGGCGCACCATCTCTTGAACAATGGTTTCCTCCAGCAAATTGCCCCAGTCTGCGGCTTCTCCGGCCTTTGTGCGCGGGTCTTCACCTGCGATTGCTTTGCAGCAGAATTGCAAAATATCGTTTGGTGTAGCCCACTTACTGACACCCATTAAAGCTGGCAGTTGAGAGCAAGACAACATATCGTCTGCGGTTAGTTTTGGCATTTGATCTCCTAGTTGCGTGCTTGATTGCACCAAGAAAGCATATCATCATCTAGCGTCTATAAGCGTGCTGTTGCAAAAATACATCACCCTATTTGCTTTCGCTGTGAAAGCATTAGAATGCGGGCATGGAACCACAAACAGTACCCATCATGGTGAGGATTCGACCGACGAGCAAAGAGTTGCTCAAGCGTGCGGCAAAGGCTCAGCGCCGGAGCATGGCAAGCATCGTTGATACCTTGATTGAAGACCACTTGTACAACCTGTACAGCAAACCTAGTGACAGGCTTTCTGTCCTGCTTGAAAGGAATCCGCATGAAGGATGATTGGACACCGCCGCAAGGAACCAAGATTACTTTCCCCTGGATTGGCGTTGACCACCCAGATTACAAGTTCAAGACTGGAGCCGATGTGCAATCCCTGTGGCGCAAGTATGGTTGGACACCGCCTAGTGAAGGTCGCCCAGCACCTCCAGAGCCGCCACCAGTCCAGGAAAAGCCCCTCAAGCCCTTGCGTTTGATGCGACACGCATGACTTACGAGGACGCAATCAGGGTGTTAGATCGGGTCAGGGATGGAGTAAATGTCCCCCTGCACCTGATTAACCTGGCCTTGCAAATAACAGGAGACTTGGTTTGACTTTCATGGTTGACTTTATCGTTGATGGTGAGCCAGTTGCCAAGGCTAGACCGAGGTTTGTAAAGCGCCAGAACTTTGTCCAGTCTTACACGCCACAGAAAACCAAGACCTTTGAGCAGACTGTGACTGAAGCTGCCAAGAAAGCAATGGGTTCATCAGAGCCTCTGGAAGGGCCATTGGCTTTATCCGTTCGGATTTACCGAGGGATTCCAAAGTCATGGAGCAAGCAAAAGATTAAGGATGCTGAGCGCAATGAGATCAGACCGATCAGCAAACCTGACATTGACAACTACATCAAGGCTGTAATGGATGCTTGCAATGGTGTTTTGTGGGTTGATGATAGCCAGGTTGTAGAGCTACACAGCCACAAGGCGTATTCCAAATACCCTCATGTTGAGATAACCATGTTTGAGGTTTTACTATGACGCAACAAGAGATCGAAGAGCTTGCAGGGCACAGAAAGGTATCGGCTTGGGTCATCAAGCTGGTGTGCGATGCCGTGGCGAAAGAGCGCGAGGCTTGTGCCCAGCTATGCGAAGACCTTTGGGAAGACGATGCAACGGCCTGGGACTGCGCTGTTGCCATTGAAGAAAGAGGAAACAAATGAACCAAGACGACATTATCCGCATGGCGCGGGAGGGCAAGTCGGTCGTTGAGCAAGTTCACGCTTATGTCTCTGTGAACAACACTGACTTCACCAGTGAGTCCATGTCGGCAATGGTACGCGACTTTATCGTTGCCGAGCGTGAGGCGTGTGCGAAGTTGTGTGAGGAAGGTGGTAGAGACGAAAGCGGTCGCATTCATGTGCAAGCGTGGGGGTGCGCCAAAGCAATCCGAGCAAGGGGGAACACATGAAGACAGTTGAGCAA